GTTTTCTTACTAAATCTTGGACTTCCCATTTTTCAAACCAATGATATCTAAACGCGTCGTTTACCTCTCGGCAAAGGGGTAGAAGTTCAGCAAATTCTTTAGGGTGTTGTTGATTCCAAGCACATTTTCTACAAAATGGAACTCTTGGATAGCGATCATAAAAACCTATTACGCCAGAATTTACTATGTCGCCAACGTTAGTTTTGCTTTTAGATCCGTCTTTTCTTACATAGTGACCTGAGAAACCTGACGCGGTTCCTCTGTTTGCTGATTTAGGATTATAGTTTTTTAAATGAGTCCAAGCTCTTTGAATCGATTCTTGGCTGACAGCTCCACGAAGAAGCATGGCGGCTCTTTTTCCGTCCGGACCTATTATTTCTGCAGATTCGTCTACAACGTTATTTACGTCTTCAAGAGTTAGAAACTTCTTAGACCAATCCCCAACTTTTATTGCTGGAACTTTAATTGTTTTCACGAGCAAACTTTAAAGCCGTCATTACGGTATCAGTTGCGTTTTCTGTTCTAAATGTTTCTTGAAGTGATTCAATAATTTTCATTACTTCTTCATGATCTTTTTCACTGAAAAAAAGCTGTAACATTTTAACACCGTTACCTACGTTTGATTGTGAATCAACGGCCACGGGAGGCATTGGATCTATGGAAGTGTCGTTGTTAAAGAAATTGTCCATGAATTTTAAGGTATCAAGGTTCGGAAGATCAAAATCATCCATTAGAATTTTATAATCCATTCCTTGAATAAATTCGTAAAGTCCTTGATCTGCAACTTTGCCGAATTGAGACAAAACGACCAACAGCTTTTCTTTTGCTTCTTCAAGGTTTTTAGCGGATATAAGAACGGCAGGAAGCTTTGGTATTGAATAACCTTCTTCTTTCATCGCTAGAAGCGTAAGCTTTCTTTGAGTGCCGTCGAGAAGGTTTAATTGTTTCCCGTCATTCCAAACAAAAAACGGAGCAAAGAAACCGTGTTTAAGAATAGATTTTTTAAGCTTAGCGTACGCTTCTTTTGAAAGAGTTTTTAGCTCTCCTTGAATGATGTTTAGGTTTTCAAAGTCTACTCTGAGAAGTTTTTCATCACCGGTATCGCGAACTGATTTTTCTTTCATTGTTCATCCTCCAAAATAAAACGTATCATAAGGCAATTTAAAACACTATTGTGAATGGGTAATGTTGAATTTTGTTTGCTTTCCTATTTTAGACAATAAGGCGTACTTCTTAAAAAAACGTGTACCCGCAGCCCGTTCCCTTGTTCTCGGTCTGTGAGTTACACAGGATAAATTAAAGCAAAAAGTCTTTGTGAACTATTACCGAGAAACGTGTCCAACGGTCTGGACTTTAAAAACTCAGTCATGCTGTTTTTCGAGAGCGATCACTTCCAAAACGCCCACGGGGTACCCTTCTCCCCCTTGTTCACTCTTCCCTTTATCTGTCCGTAATTCAGTCCAGCCCCTTGTACGCTATCGGGACCGAAGGCCAGTCCCGCATGAAGTTCTAAGAGCAATTTCGGTATCTTAATCACAGTGCCAATAACCCCAGAGCTTTTTTTTATAGAAGTGAAACTATGCGACTAGGGAACTAAAAAACTTCTTGTGTTCAACGAATTTTGGCTTTAACCTGTGTTCGTTGATTGCCACACATTCAATATGCCCCGAAAAAGAAAGGCCGAAAAGCCTGTTTTGAGTAGGGGTCATCTTTTTTTCGACCCTCCGCACTTAAAATCAAGAAATCGTTAAAAAGATTAAAAAAAAGCTTTTCTTAGCTTGCGTTTCGGGGTTTAAGTGATCTCAGCGCATTCAATAAAAAGAGGGAATGAATCCCCGGTCGGTGCGTTTGGAGGATGAAAAATCGTGACAGATTCTTTGCATACCAGCGTAGATTTAAATAAAGATCAGAAACAACATCCTCCAACTCGGAGTGATTCATCCTCAGGCGTGATATCAGGCGACCCGCTTGTTGCATCCGAGTCCGATGTTAGTCGTGGGCCTGGTCCTGAACAGTCACCCACGGCACCTTCTCTCTATCAAATTGCCAAAATGCTCCATCATATTGAGCTGTCCATTATTGAAGGCGGCGGGGAATTAACTCCTGAATTAGAATTTATAAGCGAAGTCACAACTTTAGTTCGAGAGAGAAAAGTTGATTCATACGCAGGCATTCTTGATCGCTGTGCTTCTCTCATCACGGAATACAAAACCAAAGCCGACATGCTTTACTCGGTCGCTAACAGCGCCACAAAGCTCACCAAACGCCTCAAGGACAATCTTAAGCTCGCTATGGACATTATTGGAACGGACGAGCTCCAGGGCGATTCTGTGCGCTTTAAACTTAAACGTGGAAAGCCAAAGGTTGTGATTTTCGACGAGACCGTGGTGCCGGATAAGTTCTGGAAAGTTGTTACAACTCGCGTGATAGATCTTGAAGCCGTAAGTAACGCCATTCAAACTTTTGAGGACGTGCCCGGTGCGCAACTTGCCGAGACCAAGACCTTGAATAAATATGCAGCTAAAAAGGAATTAAAATGAGTCTATTTACAAAAGCCACCCGTACCCAAACTAAACTTCGCCTTGCTCTCACGGGACCTGCCGGAAGCGGTAAGACGCTAAGCGCCCTTAAACTTGCCCGAGGGCTTGTTGGCCCGAATGGGAAAATAGCCGTGATCGACACCGAGAACGGATCTGCAAGTTATTACTCCGGCCAGTACGACTTCGACGCTGCTCAAATGAGTCCACCTTATTTGATTTCGAAATACACGGGCGCAATTACTGAAGCGGCCAAGGAAGGCTACGACGTTGTGATTGTGGATTCCTTGAGTCACGCGTGGTCTGGTGAGGGTGGAATATTGCAGAAAAAAGAACAGATGGACTCACGCGGCGGCAATAGCTTCGCCAACTGGGGCAAGCTCACTCCGGAACAAAACGCACTTGTGAACGCTGTTCTTCATTCCACAACGAATATTATATGCACCATGCGCTCGAAGACGGAGTACTCGCTTGAGAAGGACGACAAGGGTAAGGCCACGCCTAAAAAATTGGGCTTAGCGCCAGTGCAGCGCGATGGATTTGAATACGAATTTGACATTGTTTTAGACGTGGATCTCGACACGCATACCGCGAAGGCGAGTAAGGACCGCACAGGGATTTTTGCTGAGCATATTTTTAAAGTTGAAGAGCGCCACGGAAAAATGATTGCTGATTGGCAGAATGGAGGGACGCCGCCTGAGCCACCAAAAAAGTTAGTAGAGAACACAGCCGCACCTTCATTTGCAGCGTCGGCGGCAACGCAACCATCGTCCTCCCAAAAGAATATACCTGCCGAATTGCCGGCTTCGACCCAATCTATGAGCAAGCCTACTGCGGCGACGGATGTGATTAGCCCAGAACAGGTCAAGAGGCTTTATACAATTGTTTCAAACGCAGGATGGTCAAACGCAGAGGCCAAGGCTTTCCTTCAAGACAACGCGATGGGTGTTCTTAGTGCAAAAGATATTCTCAAAACTGATTATGAACGAATTTGTAACTACATCGAAAAACACCCAAAGGTGAAGCGATGAGCATCATCTTCCAAGTGATGGAAAACACCACAGAGAGATCCCAACAGGTCTCAATAACTAGACCTAAAAATATCGAGACCATGTATTCAATTCTTGCTCGTGACGACGCGGCATTCATTATTATTCGCAACGACGCGCTTCACGATTTGTCAGTTCTAATTTCAGTCGAACATAAAACAATCAGTCATAAGGTAAATCCAGCAGTGCAATTAAACTCGCCGGATATTCTCGAAGCGGTAGATGCGTGTATCTCGGATGCGTTTTATTTATTTATCAACCAGGACATGAAGGCGAATTAAAATGTCAGACGAAGCCGATCATCCTTGGGCGAAACCAAGTACGACTATGCGAAGGTCACCAGAGGTTACGCCTAAAAAACAGTACAATACTTTCCAGTCAGGAGTTTTAAGTCGTAGATACATTTCACGTCGTGCACCAGGAACTCCAATAGCGTTTGAAACTATGTTTATTGAAATGGAAAAAGGAAGTTACGACACAAAGGCATTCAAATATGCTGTAAAAATTCATCTCGACGATATTCCAAATGAGGAAGCTAGGATTAAGCTCATGTGGGACATGTATGAGTTTTGGATAGAAGGTAAAATCCACTCTCATCTTTTAAAAAAAATTCAGGGGGAAGAGAGTGACAAAATATAGCTGTAATAAATGTTCATGGTGGATCACAACGAGCGACATAATTCAGTGTTGCGCTGAGTGTGGCTCTAGTGACGTAATAGTAATTTTCGAGGGGGAAGAGAATGAAAAAGTGGATGGAAGAGGAACCGATACAAATAATGCTGGTGGGGACAGTGGTGGCAATTCTTGTGGCGATTTTGTTCAACCTGTTAGTGAGGATTCATTAGATGCCGTTTAACTTTGGATTCTCATACAAGCCAATTGGGAACGCGTATTACCATTTTCCAAAATTTGACATGAAGCCTTTTATTATTATTGAGCCGAAAAACTACATACCTTCGGGAAAAGTTATCTGGCACTATCACGGACTTCGAAGGGCATCGTGGGACATAGACAAAGACGACACGCCAAATGGCTTCGGAACAATTTCATATTTTAAATTTGAAGATTACTTGCCCCAAGATACTCTTATGGTTTGCCCGGTCGGGCGCATAACTAATTATAGTTTAGAAAACACTTTTGGATCTGTTAAGCAAGTCATTCCTATACTCAATGAGATTTCAAAATACACCAAGGAAACCTATCTGCAAGTAACAATCAGCGGTCACAGCGCAGGCGGTAGATGCGTGCGAAGTATTTTAAATGGCGGCACCGGGATGCTCCCAGTGAATCGAGCGTTCTTGTTCGATGCCCTTTACATGACGGAAGATGTGGACTCGGTGAAGACGCTGCTTCAGCCATATAATATTTGGATTAATAAAAAAGCAGACAGATCCTTATTCAGTGTGGCGCGTGAGGATAACGACCTTTACGCCAGACAAAAACAAATTAAGTCCACAGTCGGAAAGTGCGTGACTCTGTTGAGCGAAGAACCGGATCACTGGAAGCTTGTGAAGAAATACTTCCCGATATTTTTGAAAGGATGAAGGATGAAAAATAATTTCAATAAAAAAGAGCGAGAATTTTTATCTTTCAACATGCGCCTATATAGACTTCGTAAAAGAATTACTCAGAAGGATTTTGCAAAAAAATGTGGGACGTCGCTTTCTACCGTTGGTCATATTGAAGCTGGCACCCATATTCCATCCCAAAAAATGTTCTTTGCTATTTTGAAAGCCATGGGACAGACTTCAGATTTAATAATTAAAAAAGAATTAGAATCATCGGAGATGAAGTAATCGTGGAAATCTATATATTTTGTTTACTGGGAATTTGTATAATTGCTTTCGTTGGGAAATATGAGCGTGATAGGGGCGCAATGAATGATTAGAATTATCATGATAGGCGACTCTCATAGTGATTATGCTGGAAATAAGCGCGGCACATTCGGCTTCTTTGGCCAGCACATGGTTGAATTGTTGAGTTCAAAATTCGATTTCTCTCTTTATGCCGCAAGTGGTAGCTCGCCTATTTGGTGGTTTCCTGAGACTCCATCACAGGCGGCAACGTGGGGATATACGCAAACAGCGAAATTTCCATTACAACGTGCATGTCGTCGTGGTTCTAAATTAGCTCCTTGCGTTCCTAAGCTCGACGTACTTTTGGCATCAATTCCTGATTTATTTATAGTCCAACAGGGAACTAACATGCTTGGAAATCCTAATGCTGCAACACAAGTAAAGCGCATGATGGAATTAATTGGCAAAACAAAATCTATTTGGGTTGGTGCACCGAATGCTAGACCTAATGTTCATTCTGTAATGAGCCAGGATAGGTTAAGAGATGCAATTAAAAGTAACGTGCCTAACTTCTTTGATAGTAGATTCTTTCAATACTCACCCGATGCAAATAACGATGGGGAGCATTTAAGCATGAAAGCAGCGGGTCTATGGGCAGAGAAGGCAGCAAAAGCTGTAGAAGAATTATTAGTATGACTTTGATTGATGCAATTAAATCAGGCAAACCGTTCCGTAGAAAATACGAGGATGAATACGGATGGAGAAATGCTAACGAGATATTTAAAGCTCATGAGATTGTAGCCGATGATTGGGAAATTCAAAGTGAGAAGTCGCGTGTGTTTTTGTGGGAGCATTACGATACGTGGGCAAATGCTTGGGTTTTAAATCCAACCTATAGAACAGTAGCCCAGGCTTTTGAGCACTATAAAAAATGGTGCGAATACCGCAAGTCGCGCCTGTCGCCCAGCGAGGGGTGGGAAGAATGACAAACGAAATTGATTTTGAAGCGATTGCGACCAAGATGGTTTGTGACTATCTAAGGCATGGTAGGAATGAAATTAGCGAGGCATACTTAGTTGGCCTGATTACAGGCGCGCTTGAAGAAGTCGCAAACCATTACAAGTCAAAACAAGTAATTGATTGGCCAAGCGAGGAAATCATGGCTCACAAAGGAATTCCAGAAATGGAATGTTATACGCAAGAATCTATTCGTGGATTCTTTGCTTGCTATCGTTGGCTCAAATCGCGAGTGAAGCCCGGCGCAGTTAAAAGACTCAGTCACGATGAAATTTATGAAAAAGCCGACGCTTATGCAGAAGCACAAGAAAAAGATTTTTGTCTAATTCAACATTACGTTGACGGCCTAAGAGACGGCTTTGAAGAAGGCTATAGGTCTGCCGAAAAAGACCACGGCATTGAAGGGGAATAGATGGATTATTTTAGAATGTATATCATCTTTGGCCTTGGATTTTATTTAGGGCTTGCGATGTTTGCTAGAGAAACATTTTATAAAGCCTCGGTGTTTTCAATTATCAAGGGAATAATTTTAGGTATTGTGCTTTGGCCGATTGGAATGATTTATTTGTGGATTGATGAATGGGTTTTGCCGCGAGAGAAAAATGATCGACCTTGAAAAGCTCCTCGAAGATTTAGATGAACCTCTTGGGCCTCCTCTAATTTTAACCGCTGACACAGTAAAGGCGCTAGTGCTGGCTTTGATTGAGGCGAGGCAAGTTTTGGACTTCTTTGCAGAACCTTCTACGTGGGCAAATGAGCATGAACCACTTGGCACTGGACTTCTGAATAATACGTACGGGTCTATGGCTCGTGAAAAACTCAAAAAGCTCGATGAGATTTTGGGAGGGGTGTGATGAGTTTAGTCCAAGTGGGGTATGTCATCGCGTGCTCTGGAGGAATTATGGCGGCTATCGGTGTTCTAATTCTAGTAATAGGAATATTGCATGAAGGATGAGACGATTATAGTTTGGTATTCGCCAAAACGTGATGAGATTGTGCTGCTTTCATCTATCGGGGAATGGACGATAAGTGGACAACCTATTTTTGTTATTACGCATTTTGACGGACAAGAGTATGTTATCAATCCCGTCCTAATGCTCAAGCGCGAAGGCTTTGTGAAGATCGGGGTTTTATGAGCAAAATAAAAGAACTTGTTTGTTTAACATGGTGGGGTGAGTTGGAAGTTTGGCTTGAGCAAACTGATATTTATGGGGTTGTTTTTTACATGATTCATTCAGCCCCGAAGGCTGACTATAAAAAAGGGATTGGATGCACAATCACGTTTCCTGCAGGACGTGGAAGTCCAGAGGATTTGGAAAGAGAAATTCTTGGTTATCTTTAGTTTTCCCAAAAAATAAGCTTAGCGGCTTATGGGAACGCCGAAATGGTTCACGACCGAGGCAACGGCGTTAAGCAAGTCGAAAGACATCGTGAGGAGTGGCTTCCCTAAGAAGCCTTTTGTTTTAGGAGGATGGATGACTAGACGCACAAGCATTGAGGCTTATAATGAAATAAAGGAAAACGGACTTCTTAGTCGAAGACGATTTCAAGTTTATGAATCATTAGCGCTTTTACATAGGTCTGCAACCGCAAGCGAAATAGCGACAAAAATGCCAGGACAAAAATCCGAGTCTGTAGGAGCTAATATTCACGCAAGACTTGGCGAGCTAAGAGAATGTGGAGTCGTTGAAGAAGACGGTGAAACTAAATGTCCATTAACTGGCATGATGGTGATACTTTGGAAGATAACTTCAAATCTTCCTATAAAAAAAACAAAGCCAACAAGAATTAAATGCAAAGAATGCAACGGTAAGGGCTATCATCTTCAAGAACGACTATTATGAGATACGCGCCACTTCATAAAGAAACAGAAGACGAGATAATAAGACTCCATGCGTTGGGTTATGGATCAAGCTCCATTCCGCTTAAGATGAAAGGGTGGAGGCATGGCACACCCTCGGGCTCACGCGTCTATCTTCTTTTAAAAACCAAAGGACTAATTAGAAACCAAACAACAGCAAGAACTCTTGGATGCAGACTTCGAGGCAAGGAACCCAAAGCTAAGCGAGGCGAGTAAAATACAGCGCAGAGTCATCACACCTTCGACTTTGATCTTTAGTTCTTTTCGTGTAATTTTATAGGAATGAAGTTAAAATTTATTCTACCCTTCTTGATGTCGGCACTCATTCTAGCCGATACACCGCCGCAGATTATAAATAAGACCTGTCCAACAAGTCAGTGGTTTAAATCAATCGTCCCAGGACAAACGCCTACCTGCACACAACCATCCTATGCTGATCTTTCGGGTTCAAATCCCGCAATTACGTCTCTTTCTGGTGACGGAACTGCGACAGGTCCAGGAGCAAGTACTCTTACGCTTTCAAACACTGCGGTTACGGCTGGTTCTTACACAAATGCCAACATTACAGTAGACGCAAAAGGAAGACTTACTTCAGCCACAAACGGCTCACCCGGCGGCGTAACAAGCGTAACAGCGTCAAGTCCAATCGCTTCGAGCGGTGGAACAACACCCAACATATCTCTTAATGATACGACCGTAACTCCGGGTTCATATACAAACGCGAATATCACAGTTGATTCTAAAGGACGGCTTACGTCAGCGGCTAGTGGAAGTGCTGGTGGAGTTACGAGTGTTACAGGAACAGCTCCGATTATTTCAAGCGGAGGTTCAACTCCTGCAATCTCAATTCCTGCCTCAACAAATTCTGTGGACGGATATCTAACCGCGGCCGATCATACAAGCTTTGCGGCAAAACAAGCCGCTGGAAACTACATAACAGCTTTAACGGGAGACGTAACGGCTTCTGGTCCCGGAAGCGCCACAGCAACTCTTTCAAACACTTCAGTTACGCCTGCAAGTTATACAAATGCAAATATAACAGTAGACGCTAAGGGGAGGGTAACTGCTGCCTCAAACGGTTCAGCCGGAGGAGTAACCTCTGTTACTGCGTCCTCTCCTCTTGCTTCAAGTGGAGGTTCAACGCCTAATCTTTCACTAACAGGAATAGTTCCAGCGACTAATGGCGGCTGGGGCAATGACATGTCCGTCCAGGTTCTATCAAGTGGGGTAACATTCAACGCACTAACGCCTGGACTAATTAGCTTCACCTCTAGTGGCGGTGGTGCGACAATTAATGGAATAACAGCAACGGCTGGAACAAGTTTTACAAGGATTCAGAACAACACAGCAGGAACAACCCAGCTCACGTTTACAAATCAAAACGTTAATGCTTCTGCTGCGAATAGAATTATTACTCGAAGTGGAAGCACTATTCTTCTTGAAAAGGGTGCATACGCTGATTTCTTTTACGATACAACCGTGTCTCGTTGGAGGCATTTAGGCACTTATATAAACTCAGTCAGCGCCCCACTTATTGTAAGCACGGCTGGAAATCTTACGATACCCCAAGCAACGTCATCAGTATCCGGCTATTTGTCCTCGACTGATTACAATTCTTTTAATAGTAAAATAAGTGCCTATGGTGGAAGTGGAGCAATTCACGGCGTTCCTTATTATCTTAATACAAATCTTGGACCTACCAATCCACAACTCGCATCTAGTACGGAGTTTAATTATGATCCTATAAAAGTATCTCATGGGGTTGGCGCTGATTACGCTGACCTTGCAGGAACCATTCACGCTAAAAGTAGCACTCAACAATTAATTACAGACCCTGTTTCTTTTTCTGCATCTCTTGTTCTTTGGACGCCTCCTGTAAATCCAACTATTGCTTTAACCTCTGCGACTCCTGATATTCAACAAGTCACAGCTACAGGAACACCGAGCAACTTAGGCAGTGGAGCATATAATGGTTCAGACATTGTCGATTACGAAATCACAGCAGGTTATGACGATGGTTCTAATCCAATAGTTTGGGGAGCGTCTTTCCCATATCAGATTATTGGAATATCTGACCCATCTCCATTTGATATTGACGTTGTAATAACTTCAGGCACTCAAAATTTTTCGACAAACATATGGAGCGTTTCAAGAAATGTAAACGCGGGTGGATTTAACGAGTATCAAAGATTTACCTCTTCAACGTTTACTGACACAAATTCTGGATGGCTAGGGGGTTCTGATGACCTTTCTAATAAAGCAGATGATTTTTTGGCCAATGGATCTAATCCACAAGTAATAGCTTATGGAACAAAACTAGCTCCAAACTCTACAACGATATATTCTTCATCAAATGATACACAAATTTATGCCGATCCAAACGACGGTTTGGCGTACAAGCTTCATGTTGCATTTACTGGAGGAGATACGCCGTATGCGCTTGATTGGCCGGGAAGTAGAAATTATTCAACCTCGAGCGACTTCACCTCAGGCCCAATAGGGCCAACTGATTCTGGTTCTCTTACTCCACTACCAAATACGTATGGATATCTCTCAGACGGGAGTGCGCTCAGTCGCTCATATGATTTAGCTAATGAGTTTTTTGTCAATAGTGGATTTGTTTATTCTCCAACACCTATAAATCAGACCGTAACAGACCCTTTCGACTTTCAATATTACTATGTTTTACTCACTGGAAACACCGGCACAACTTATGAAGCAAAGCTTGTCAGAAACAACACTGACTCACTTGTAACAACACCTCCTGGAACGTTTACTTATTATGACGACGGAATGCAGGCTTTTCCTGGTAACCCAACACTGAGTCCGACTTCTTATTACTTGCCTGCAATTTTAGGAGAAGCATTTAACGGAAATGACTCTGGGGTTATGAGAACCTTGGATGCCGGTGGAACTGCAAAGCTTTCATTTAGGAATTCAAATAATTCTTTCTATGGTTCCGTTGAAGGTGACCCAAATGGCCTTGTTGTAAGAAATGCTTACGCTATAAACATGCCTCCATATTCGGGGATTGTACCAGATGAATCTCTCTTTAGGGACAATACCTATAATGTAATGGGTTACACGAGAGGTTCTTCAAAGAAATATTTCTTATACGGATCTTCCCCACTACCAATAAACTCCATTCCTTATGTTGGTGGGACTGGTTTTGAGGTTGGAACGGCGGGAACTCTGACTTTTAATGGATCGCAACTATCGGTGCCAAGCTTGTCTGCGTCGGGAAGCGTCAACTTTCATTACGCGGCTGTAACTGCAAATTACACGGTCAACGGAAGTAGTGATTTCGCCGTTGATGTCACAGCCAACTCAATTGATGTGACACTTCCCAACGCCTTATCAGTCGCAGGAAGAATGTTCGTCATCAAGAACTCTGGTTCAGGTGTTGCGACAATTAAAACTACGAGCGCACAGACAGTTGATGGTGCGGCAAGTGGAACAATTACTCTAAATCAGTATCAATCAATCACTGTAATGAGCAATGGTGCGAACTGGATAATAATTGCAAAGGTAGTTTATCTATCGATCCCACAATACAAGCTTCCTGAACTTGAACCCTTTGACGATAGAACTTATAGGCTTGCAGCTTAAGGAGACAAAATGGCAAAAGACTTAGAACTTAAAGGAACGCTCCCCATCTCAGACGCAAATGAAGGACTTTTAACCCTCATCGCAAAGAAAAAGGGTTGGACTGAAACTCAGCTATTAAAAACTCCAGACGAAAAAGGTAATCCAACTGAGCCCATGACTGCAGATGAATTTGTATGCCAGTTTCTTCTTAAAGAAATGCTTGTTGATTATTTTAATGCAGAAGTCGATGAAACGTTTGAATGGGCTTACGGCATCCTACAATCGGACGCAAAAGCAAAGGTTCTTGAGCAATTAAACGAAGAACTCGTAGTAACGGCAGAAATTAAAGATAGAGTTGAAGAACAGGTTAACGGTTAATGGAATTAGTTCAAGTCTCGCAAGCCTTTACCTTAAGTTACACGGCCTACGACCAGAGTAATTCTCTCTTTGTTGCCTTCGACCTGTATGACATAAGCTCGGGCACCGCTGTATTTATTGAGCGTCTCTTAGCCACATACACAATCGGTGGCACATACCTCTCAAGCTACACCCCCGCTGCTAATAAAACGTATTTAGTAATCGGTGCCGTGTACACAAATAACGCCTACATAGCTCTTAACCCAATCTATGGACCAAACGCCCAGTGCTATCAAACAATCTCAAGCTCAGCCGTCACAAACCTAAACTTCAACTACGCAAGCTATGACGCAAATGACTCGATGTTTATAAGATCTTTCGTCTACGACACCTCAACCGGAACCCCAGTCTATGTTGATAGTGTTGACCTAAGCTTAGTAGAAAAAGGCGTCTACTTTGGAAGCTATCAAGGCACGGCTGGAAAATCCTATTCCGTCACAAGTATCGTTTACACTGACGACACGTACACAATCGTTGACACAAACAGAGCTCCAGGCAGCGACTCCTTCGACTGCATCCGTCTCTCTGTTGTCGTCGTTGAACTCGCAAACGCAATCCTCACAGGAGAATATCAAGGAGCTACTCTATGCTTACAATAACTCAGGGCGATGTAGTTACCCTTAACCTAACGGCTATAAATAACGGCGTCACGTTTGATCTCACTGGCGCAATATTCACAACGACCGTTAGAGGACCTGGAGGAGTCATAAGAGTCTTCCCAAACTCCCAACACACAGCTAATCCAAATCAAACAACCCATAAGGGTGAGTTTCAGCTCGCTCTCTCATCAGCCGACACTGCTTCTCTTGTCGTATGGGAAGGACTTGAAATTCTAACGAAGGTTGTAATCGGATCTGCTATACTGTACTTTCATGGAAGGCATTTACTTAACGTGCTGTCGAATCAGCCACAGTTATGACGCATCTCTGAAAAGACGCTGAAAAGAGTTATATGGCTCAATCACCAAAGCAGCTTGCTAATCTAAAACCTATTAAAAAAGGGGAAGTTCGAAATCCTCTTGGTGGTAAGACTCAGAACCCAGCTCTAAGAGCTCTACGAAAGCTCACCATAAAAGAATACAGCGAAGTAATTGAGCTTGCACTTACAAGTAACGTTGCCGCACTCAAGGATATAATTAAACATCCCGAGACAAGCGCAATACAAGTGGGTGTTGCCATGGCCCTCATTAAAGCTATCAACGCAGGCGATTGGACTATTATTGAGGCTATCGCTGCTCGTATTGTTGGAAAGCTCCCAGATAGACTTGAAGTTACCTCAAATAACGACACAAAGATAACTCACATAGATGAAGCAAAGCTCTCTGTTGCGATTCAAAAACTAGAGAACGATGTCTGAGGATGCGTACTACTTAGCCGCAGCAAAGCATAAGTGCGAGAAGGATCATCTCTTCTTCACAAGGTATTTCTTTAAACAACGCCAAGGAATTAAGTTCATTGTGAATTGGCACCACAGACTTATCGCCGACACAATCCAAGATGTCATAGACGGGAAGATTCAAAACGTTGTTATTAACGTCGCACCGGGAGCTTCAAAGACTGAGCTCGTTGTGGCAAATCTCATATCAAGAGGGCTTGCACTTAACCCTCGAGCAAGATTCCTGCATCTCTCATACTCGGACGACTTAGCGCTTCTTAACTCACAAACCGCTCGAGAAATTATTAAGTCAGATGAGTATCAACAACTCTGGCCTCTTCAGATCGCAGACGACACGAAGGCTAAGAAGCGTTGGAACGTGATTGTGGACGACAAGCCAGCAGGAGGCGTCTACGCCACTTCTCTCGGCGGTCAGATCACGGGCTTTCGCGCAGGACACATGTCAGACGGATTCACTGGAGCTCTAATCATAGACGATCCTTTAAAGACAGAGGACGCCTTCTCTAAATCAAAACTGGACGCCGCAAATCGAAAGCTACTCACAACAGTTAAATCACGCCTTGCTAATCCCAGGGTGCCAATTATTTTAATCATGCAGCGCATAGCAGAAAATGATCCCTCTGGCTTTATTATGAACGGCAATCTTCAAGGCTCTTGGAAGCACGTCAAAATTCCAGCCATTATCGATCAGGCATATATAGACTCGCTTGATGAGAAATATAAAAAGCTTCTCGATTTATCTATAAGAGATGAGCATGGGAGAACTTCTTATTGGAATTATAAAGAGCCTCTTCCAGCTCTTATGGCTATGGAAAAAGGTGAGGGGTCAGATCAAAGCGGATCTCGAATAAGTCGTCACGTCTTTGCCTCCCAGTATCAACAAAACCCTGTAGCTATAGGCGGGAATATAATCAAAGGTGAATGCTTTCATAGATATAAGATTCTACCTAAGATTCGTTATAGAAAGATTTTTGCCGATACGGCTCAGACAACAAAAGAGCGAAACGACTTCTCGGTGTTTAGTTGTTGGGGAGCTGGTATTGATGGAAAGCTATACCTTTTGGATTTAATTAGAGGAAAATGGGAAGCGCCCGAGCTTCAGAACCGAGCCATTGCGTTTTGGAAAAAGAACTCAATGCTTGATGTTGACGCCATGGGGCAGCTTAGAAAAATGATGGTCGAGGATAAGTCCTCAGGAACGGGTCTCATACAATCCATAAGACTTTTAAATCAAATTCCTATTGAGGGAATAGAAAGAAATAAAGACAAACTCACTCGCGTTATGGATGTGATACCCTATATTGATATGAGAATGGTAGCGGTGCCCGAGGATGCACCATTCACAAATGATTTTATAATGGAATGCGAAGCTTTCACGGCAGATGACTCTCATGCTTTTGATGACCAAGTGGACACGCTAATTGACGCCGTAAATGATATGCTTTCTTCGGGTAACAAAATGAAGCAATGGGAGAGGCTCTCTGATGTCTGAAACAGAACTAATGAAGATCAACGCCGCTAATGCGCAAAAAACCGTAGACGGGTTTGATAACTTTGTCTCAAGGCTTGGTCTAAATAACGACAACACACTTTCAGCCGGCACGTACACTTTCAACTTAATCACACGCAATAGAATCAAACTTGAAGCTGCTTATCGTGGCTCTTGGGTTGTGGGCGCGGTTGTGGACTGCGTTGCGGAAGATATGACTCGCGCTGGTATTGATATCACGACTAATGAAGGCGATGAAGATATCAAGGATCTTCAAACAGCAATCTCGCGTCTTCAAACATGGCAGTCATTTCGTTTAGGGAGCAAGTGGGGTCGTCTTTACGGGGGAGCCATTGGTGTATTACAGATCGATGGACAGAGGTTAGATACCCCACTTGATCCAACTACAATTTCAAAAGGTCAATACAAGGGCATGGTGATCTTTGATCGATGGCAGCTTAACCCAGTTCTGATCGACTTAATTGATTCAGGTCCCGACATGGGACTTCCCAAGTTCTATCAAATCGTAAACATGGCAAGTCAAACTGATCCCACAAGCGCAACAGCTACGGGTCAGATAACAGTCCACCACTCACGCTGCATACGATTCACGGGAATTGATCTACCGTACTTTCAAGCCATCACAGAGATGATGTGGGGAGAAAGTATCTTAGAGAGACTTTGGGATAGGCTTATTGCGTTTGATAACGCGACGATGTCCTCTGCGAGTCTTATCGATAGAGCTAATCTCCGTACTGTTAAAGTCGAGGGATTAAGAGAAATCATTGCAGCGGGTGGAGCGGCTCAAGAAGGGCTGACTGCTATGTTTGAAATGGTTCGTCTCATGCAAGTAAATGAAGGTCTAACTCTGCTTGATAAGAACGATGAGCTTGAATCAACTGCTTATTCGTTCTCCGGTCTATCGGACATGATGCTTCAATTCGGACAACAACTCGCAGGTGCTTCAGGCATTCCTCTTGTTCGATTATTCGGTCAGTCTCCTGCGGGACTTAACTCAACTGGAGACTCAGATATCCGAATGTATT